TGGAAGGGCAACGAAGCGGTAGTAGAATCAGGTAAGTATAATAGAAGTGAAGTATTACAGTTGGCGTGGGAAAAGAATCCTAGCATAGAAAAGAATGGCACATTCCAAATCTTAGTATTAAAGACTTGACAATGAATTTAATTTTTATATATTGGTATTAAGATCGTTCAAGCACAGGCTCGGAAGTAGTACATAGTGTACGAAGGAACGCACTAACATTGGAGGTATTACAATGGAAGTGACTCTCAACTATCGAGGTGCAACTTACGTCAAAGTAATCAAGTTGGACAAATAAAAAAGGGGCAGTTAGCCCCTCCAACAAGTTATTAGATTTTGAAATTTTAAAAAGGTAATGTTCTCCTTTCTGTTTTAATTTTAAGTTTACATACCCTCGTGTTGTATATTATCACGAGGTGGATTTGGTTCTATATAAAGGTTATCGTCTTCTTCAATTTCGCACTCACCTAGAACGATAGCATCTTCCTCTATCCAAGATAGTGCGGTACTTATAAGTTCTATTAACTCTTCTCTGCTCTCACCATCTTCGTTGGATAATGTGACAGCCATATTACCTCTCTTTAAAGTTACCTCATGCATTATAAACGCACCTTTCTAGCGTATCTTATTGCTCGTTTAACACTCTCAACTGTTATACTCAACCCATCCGCTACTGTTTCAAGGTCGTACAGCTTTACTAACTGCTCGATCATTACTGCTTTACGTTTGCTATATGCCATTTTTACTCCATACTCTGTTGTTTAGGTTAATTAAATCTATCATCTTTACTTGTGTTATTAAATCTTCTCTACCCTTGCGAGTGTATCCTTTATACAATGCATCACTAGACTTGGTTACCATATCTGTTAGGTCGCATTTCTTGTTAGCCATTGCGAGTAGGTCTTTGCGTTTGACGAGAATAAAGTCATCATCCCGCTCGAATGCAAGTATGTCAACGCACGACACGAGCCAACCATCACGTCCTTGTACGTTCTTATACTCAAGCCACACGATGGTCTCTTGCTCATCAACATCGGCTCTGCCAATTCTCTTTTTACTTTTAACGTCAATAGTTCCGAAATCGGTAAAAAAATCAATGTGTTTGTATTGCTCTTTCGGTGTCGCTTTCCTTGCATTCGGGTCACGCAGTTTGACAAGTTCATAAAATTGCTCCTCTAGTTTTTGTCCTCTATCCCAACTTTGCTTAAAGTCTCTCGCTCTCATCTGCCACCACTCATAACACCTATGGCTACAATCATTACGCATAAACTAATTAATATAAAATTCCATTCAAACATTAGAAGTACTCCTTTAATTCTAAAAATCGCCAAGCAATAGCTGATGCACTACCCAACTATATAAACAACCGAACGTTAAACCTATAAGTGTCGCTCCAACTAACTCAAATAAAAATTCTTTATCCATTTATTACTCTTCCTTTCTGAATGCCATTCTGTTTAATATGTTTGGACTATAACATAATTCCATAACAGTCTTATGCTTTTCGTCTGGTATAAATGGATCAACTTCTTTCAAAGAAGAGAAAAACTCTTTTGTCTCTTGGCTAAACCACACCTCTGTAGTCACTATGTTTATCTCACCACCAATGCACAACGATCTTATCATTCCGTTTGCAAAATCTTTGTCTAATAAATTTAATTCTGGTTGATCTGGAAAAGGCTCTGGGTTAAACATCCAATAATTTTTAATATAATTATCTGGCATCTGATCTTGTACGATACATCTAGCATCTGTCAGTAAGACCTTTATGTTGTTAGCACCTTTATTATTTAATATAAATTGATTTGCCTTTTGTGGGTGAATCTCTATGCCTATAAAATTAGTGCTTGGATGTCGATTGCTTCTGGCTGTAAGAAACCTTCCGTAACAAAAACCTATCTCAACTTCTAGTGGTCTGTCTGGAAAGTCAAAAACCTTTTTATATTCAATCGCTTTGAGAGACACTTATAAATTCCTTTATCATTTCGTAGTACGCTTTACCATAGTCAGAGCCGTCAGCTAGCGTGTTATCGTGTAACTCAGCTAACATACCCGTAGGTATCTTAAACTTTAACTTAGCCATTCGCATTAGATAATCGTATCGCTCTGGAAATTTAGCTTTGAACCACTCGGTGGCGTGTAAGACATCCTTGTGCCACCAATGAAGGTGAGAGTAAGAGGATAGTACCTTCATATTAGATGGGTCTAGTTCCATATTCTTGTGTGTTCCTACGTTAAGAACATGGCTTGCGTGGCAGTTGCTACCAGAAACTATTTGACCTGTGTATTGGCAAGTATAATTATCTCTCAACTTCACGCACAACTTAGCCTTTGCGACCAGTTTCTTTGTGTACCACGATCTGTTTTGAGGTAGCTTCGCCATAAATAATGCCTAGTATGTAATAGGGCTAGGCTCTCCTTGAGGAATAACGGAAATAGGTGATTACACTTCACCAAGTAATGCAAATTAAAAAGGTATATCGTCTAGCATTTCTTTAGACTCTGGCTCTGCCTCTTTTGTTGGCACAACCGAATCATTGAAGTATGCTTGTAGATTCTTATCAGCGTCATCCGCTTCTTGAATCTCATGCTTTGTAATATCTACTAACTCAAAGTTAGGATAGTAGAATCGCCCGATGTTCTCAGACCCTTCAGTTTTTATGTTAGCTGTTTCTGTATACTTAGCATCAATCCATCGATTGCAGGTTTTACCCTTGAGCTTCAACTTAACAATATCACCAACACCGATGTCGGCAACAGGGTCTAGGAGCATAACATATACAATCTTGTAATAGTTAAGACCTTCTTCCTTCAACTCTGCTTTTAAGTCAGAGTATGTACCCTCTTTGAGAAGTTTAGAATCACCGCCCTTATAAGCATAGACCTTCAACTCATCTGTAGCATACTGAAACTCACTACTTGCTATACTACCTAGCTCTTCAGACCAACCCTCGACCGAGCTACGCTCATCAAGTTTGGCGAATCGAAATGCATCGCTAACAAACGTCTGCACTTTATTAATCCCATCCCATACTTTCCATTCTGCACGTTGAGCGTTCCACTCAATGTTACCTACAGATGGATTCTTAGCAAAAGACTTTTGCTCTACTGGTGCTGTTCTACTCATTTTATGTCCTCGTTGTTAATTACCAGACCTAACCAGTCTGTGTTTTTATTTTTACTTCTCCACTCATAGTACGGATCGAACTGACTATAGTCAATACCTTTTCTCGAACTTTTATAAGGAAATTTTACCTCCTTTTGGATCCCGTTCTCTCTGTAGATATATTTTATCAATGCCACTCCAAATGTTTAAAGGTTTGATAGTCTCCCATAAACTCCAGACTCGCAGTCGGGCTTATACCTTGTCGGTTCTTCTGGAACTTGGCAACGATGTGTGTGCCTTGAATGTCTAGATTCTGTTGTATCAACTCACCGCTTACCCGTACACCCTCTGATGGTACCTCCATCAAGAACAATATAATATCTGCAAAGTTCTCTACATTCTTAGAGTACGCTACAGTATTAGAATCATTCGGGTGGGCAAGTAGTACGATAGGTATTTTAAGATCATCACGCAACGCCTTGAGCCTACGGATGAAGTGATCATACATAACAGTCTTGCTGTCAAACCTCTCGCCCCCGTCATTAATACAAAGCAGGTTATCTATAAAGATAATGTCTGCCCCTTCTTTTGCCTCGGCTACTGCCCAAGCCCTAATCTCATCGATGCTCATACCTTTATCACGAATGCGTAACTCCAAGCACTTTACTTGATCATTGGCTAGGGTTGCTCTCGTCTTCTCATCTTCGGTGACTCGCCCTCTGGCTCTCATCCTGTATGTGTTTACTTGCCCCTTCTGTGCTATGAATCTTGGCATCAACTCGGATGACAACATCTCAAGTGAGGCTAGTGGTGCTTTCAATTTAGTTTCGTGTAGGTGTAGCATCCATTGTAACATCAATGCGGTCTTACCTGTAGAACGTGGTGCGTGTAGAATCATCAGCTCAGTAGATAGTCTACCTAAATGGTTCGTCCACTCTGGACACCACCAAGGACAATGCCCCACCTTACCATCTATACAGTCTTGTATAAACTTCTCGCCTAGCACATGAAGCGGTTCATCTTTCTGTTCCTCTACGTTCATGCCGATTAAACGGCTTAGGACTTCATCTGAGGCACTTTCTCCATCATAGGCTGATCTTATACCATCCTCTAATACTTTGATCTCAGAACGCAATTTAGACGTTCTCTTGATCTCTTTGGCGTAGTGTTTCGAGTAGGCTGATACACCTACGGTATCCTGCAAAGAACTTAACCTTTCGAATCCACCCACCGACTGTAGCTTGTTACGCTTCTCTAACTCGGTTGCTATCATCAATGAATCGATAGCGGGGTTCTCGACATACATATCTAATAACACCTCCCATAGAATCTGGTGCTTTCGATCATAAAAGTCAGATGGTTTCACATCAACCTTACCGATGATAGAGGGGTCTAATAGTGCTGACCCCAATACCCCTTCCTCACTTTCTATATGAAATGGCATATTCCTCATAGTTCAACTGCCTTCCTTTCCTCTTGTTTGATTATCTCATCTTCCCACATACGATTCGTAGGGTTTATCCAACCTTGAAAATCCTTGCGGTACTTATACTCTCTTGACCCTATGTATGCAGGGATGGCTTTCGTTATCGCAATCTTATCTTCATACGACAACTTCTTCCAATACCTCATAGCTGTTTGCTTGTTGCCCTTACGCCCATACTGAATCCAAACAGTCTCAAATAAGTTATCTGTTTCTGTATCTGGTTTAGTATATGGTATAGGTTGCTCAGTTTTTGACTCTCGAATGTTTATTTCTGAACATTGGATTCTGTCAGATAGAGCATACCACTTGGTCTGATCGTAGCCTATAGCATTGAAGTTACCAGACTCGATCAATCCCTCTGCTTCCATATCTCTCAACAGTCGACTGATCTTCTGTCGTGACCAATATGGATAATGGTGGCTCATATCAGATGCGGATTGGTACATCCACACCTTGTTGTTGTGCTGATGGGTAGTCTTATCTTTGTTCTGATTACACCAAAAGCGAATGTGCTGTAGGAGCAGGGATTTTTCAACCCCATACTCCACAGCTTCCTGCACGTTAAATGCATGGCATTCTCTATTCATTTATTCCTCCGTATCGTATTCAAACACATACCCTCTAGCGTGAGGATACCTACCTCGTAAGTTTCCTATGATATGACAGCGATCTATGCCTGTCAATCTACTTGCTTCGGATATTGAGTTAAAGGTAGCACCCACCGCTAAAAGTGGGGCTTCCTGCTCTGGATGAGTAGTACCTATCTTGCTTGTTATTATTACACGACAGCTCTTGCCTTGTCTTGTAGCAATCATATGCACTCATCCTCTCTGTACTTGACACCTAACATATCTAGCCCACGCTTAACTAAGCATACGCCTTGATAGTTGGATTCAATGTCATCAGCTTCGACCACGCTACAACTGTAGCCTTGCTTGGCTTTAGACCCAAACGCAACTACCATAGCTAACGTAGGTTTGTCATCTGTACTGGCGTTCTTAGCATAAAAGCTAGCCTGTATTTTATGATGTGGCTTAACTGCTTTGCTAGATTTCCAGTCAACAATAGCTAGATGTCTCACACCTTTGTAGTCAATATATCCTAGCCAATCGTACTGACCAGTCACATTGATATTGGTGTCACGAACACGAATCTCTGTCTCGACCGTCTCTGGTTGAAACTTGTCGACCCAATGACCTAGACCATCTGGTAAATGCTCTCTGCTATCATCCTCACCAAGTAAGAACTTCTCGATAGCATCGTGCATAGCTGTGCCGTTTGTCTGTGCATCGCTTATTGCTCGAACATAATCTTGATGTGTGCCACCTTGATCGAAAGCCCACTTGATTATGCCGTCAAACCCTCCACCTAAGTTGAGATAGTTTAACAAGGATGAGATGCGTAAGTATGTAGCACCAATGGTAGGTGAGAATACATCTTCATCTTCAACCTCGATAGCAACACGAACGCTACCCAGAATACCTTTGTGTTCTGTGTTCCAACTGTCACCATTGTCGGGGGTGTATGCATAACGCACCACCTCACCGACCTTAGCTTTGACGGCTAGCTCTTGGTTGCTTCCCTTGTGTCCACCTCTGGATTTGGGAACGTAACCAATCTTAACATCCTTATACATAATCTTAACTGCATTAGGATCGTATGGGTTGTCTGGTTCTGGAACAAACTGAACCGCACCAGTCGGTCGTAACTCTCGGAGGAGGTGATTTCTCTCCCCCTCTTTGAGTATGCCTGCTGTTGAGAACTCTATCATAGATGTGCCCCACACTTCTCATCGGTGGTTAACATCTCTGCATTAGCTTGCTCTTGAGTCATGTGTTCATCTTGCAATACATTGACGATAAAATCTGCGATACGCATCGCTTGCTCATCATCATATGCTAGACCACTTATGTTGAAGTAGCCGTCCTTTCGTTCTATTTCTAATGGCATATTGCCTCCTTCATTGTTAATAAAATTGGTGTGGGAATAGTAGAGAGGGGAGCCTATCCCCCGTAAGGCTATAATTTATCTTCAGCGTCAATCTTTGACAGATCAAGAGAATAATCTTTCTCTTCTTCTTCATACCCCCAATAAGATTCTGGCGGGTCGATAGGTGGTTCAATCATTTCCATGGTTTTTTATCTCCGTCTTTGTATTCGCTAATAATCTCATAGTCTGTGTTGCCATAGCTTTTATCAACTTCAGTAGCTGAAGTAATAATATCATATGGATTACGACCATTCGCAACGAACTCATTGTAGTCCTTCTCTGAGAGAGTGACCTCGTGAGTCTCCGTTACTTCTTCATAGATAATACATTTCACATGATACTTCATTTTAGATACCTTTCGCATTTTGACCAATAATAATCTGTGGCACTTGGTCTGTCGAACAAACCACGATAGCCACCATTCCATAACCTACAGTAGATTTCATAGGTAGGCTTTTCACCTGTACGCTGTTCATAACGCTTGCCGTAGTAGGTTAGCCATAGCTTGGCGATCTTCATACTAGCTTGCCTGTCATATCTATCCATCGATAAAAACTGCTTACGATAGATGCGATTTACATCTTCAATGATTGGCATCTGAATCTGAAGACATCCGACACTTGCACCGCTGTCACCTACCGCTTGATCGGGGTAGATCTCTCCACCCGTCTCAACAGCGATAAGCACAGCTAATAGTATTGACCAATCAATCATCCGAATATCACTCCCCTTCCACCTAACTCAGTCCAGTCATTAGTTTTAGGATCATAGACCCACATATTTGAAACGTGCGATTGTTCCTCGTGTTCCAAACAATCTTCTGTGAATTCAGCTCGTTGAGCCTCTGCATCCTCTAATGAAGACGCAAAGATGTGACACTCACCTAACTGCCTTGATCCTTCACATTGACCGCCAAAGGTGCTTACTCTTACATGATATGTTGTTTTACTCATACTATTCCTCTCTCGAATGCTTTTTAAGGAGTTGCGACCTCGACAGTATAACTATAATACTGCCCTGCATTAAGGGGCAAATGCCCCCCGCTCTGCATTAGATTGAAACTGCAAGCTCACGCTCAATGATACGACCTTGAGCAATCGTAGCCTTGACCCGATCACTATCACCCAAGATATCAAGCACCTTGTGCTTAGTACGATGACCCGCACCGACAAGTGATGTCTTGACCTGTGAGTCCACACTACGCTTGGAACTTTCGTAGCCATGAGTGTGAAACTCAGTAAAGGCGTTGAACATATCGTAGCGAGTCTCACCCTTGTTGCCCATACCAGAACGGTACAAACCATGAATGTGATTCGCTAGATTAGTACCACGACCAGAAACTGAGTTATGGTAGCCTAGACTAAACAATCGTGCATCGTCATCGTTCATAGGAGTGTTCATCAAGCGTTCGCATTGCTTGATAAATTCACTACGAGAATCGAACATCTGTGCCATTGCTTCGATCATACCGTTGAACTTCCAACGAGCCGATTTGGTTTTACGAATTGTCATTCTGACAAGATCGTTTTTACCTTTTGCTTTAGTGGCAAAGAACTGATTCATGCAAGTAAGACGAGTGAGTGTATCACCAAACGTAGTAGAGCATGAACCATCATGGCTAGACCACATAGTTAGGTAACCCTTGAAAGCATCACCATTGATTGAAAAATCAGAGTGACCACCTACATCAGCCTGTATAAATACACGACCGCCACCATCTGTCATACCCATGTTAGCTATCGTAAAATCGTGACCCTCAAGAGAGTTGCACAATCCCTCGAATAGCTGAGTATTCTGAATGATTTCGTAGCCTGTGCCGACCGTGCCGATCTGCTTACCATTGTCCTCACGAACCATAGCAAGCTCTTTGGCTTCGATCAAAGTAAGACCCAGATTATCAGCATATGCCGATTCATCTTGGCGAGCAGGAGCATGAAAAAACTGCTTCCGTTTCGCAACTTTCCAATCGAGGATTGAACCCTCGAATGAAGTGGTGTTGCCTTTTTGCGAGTACTGCGTCAACTGACTAGCATTAACATTTGTTGCATTCATATTACTATTCCTCTCATTGTATCGCTGTGCTTCTGAGGAGTTGCGACCTCGACAACCGAACAATTCGATTGACCTGCATTAAGGGGCGAATGCCCCCCGCTCTGCATTATGATTTATTATATTTACGCTTTTTTAATCCGAATGAGTTTTTGCAAACAATACGTTGATGGGTATGAACTTGCCATACCTTTGGCTCTTCCTTAATAACTCCTTTATCATCACGATAGTATTTCGTTTCAAACATTGTAATTCCTCTCATTGATTCGCTGTGCTTTTGAGGGGTTGCGACCTCGATAGTCAAACTATTTGACCATCCCGCATTAAGGGCTGTGAAGCCCCCGCTCTGCTAACTTAATTCGTCCCTTTCTGTCCAGTAGCTTTCCCAATCCTTATCTAAAGACCATTTGAGAAACCAAGTGATCTCAGTATTGCCCATCTGAAGGCAAACGTACTGTGAATAGTTACCTAGACTGTTGATTGTAGGTCTCAATCCGTGCCGTTCGCAGGCATCCATCATTTCATCCCAATCACAAAAATGATTGCTGATAGCTATTTTTTGCTCTGACATAATAATTCCTCTCATTGATTCGCTGTTCTTTTGGAGGGGTTGCGACCTCGACAATCAAACTATTTGACTGCCCCGCATTAAGGGGTTTTTACACCCCCCGCTCTGCTATTTGAGTAATGCTCTCTGCTCTAGGTTGTACGTCTGTGTGAACCCGTACCGCTCTGCCCGCTTCTTAAAGCCTGCATATGCTTCATCGAATGATTCACCGTAATACTCACCGTTGCAATAGCCACGTTCGGCTGAATCTTCGTATCCTGTGTGAACCACCCAAGTACCATCCCATTGTAGTCGAAGTACGATGTAATGATCTCTAGTGCCTCGTAAATCGCCATCTTCACAACGATCTGAATACCACCCTGTCACGAATTTGTTATCGTCTGGGTACACATGGTGAACACGCTTTGATTGCATTGATTTCATAATTTTATCCCTCATTGTCGCTCTGCATTTTCGGGGTTGCGACCGTCAAGACCCACACAATATGAGCCTGCCTGCATTACCAATAAAAAAAAACAATGAGAGAGGAAATCACAACACACTTGCAGGTCTTGGCTGATCACATTGTGGGGTTTCGTTAACTCATACCAGTAGCTGTACTGTGTAGCAGTAACAGGCTCAGTTTCGTCAGAGTCATGCGGTGCGGATGCACAAACTAATAACCCACGATCTCGCTCGCTGTCAGCGGTGTGTTGCGTTTGCAGTTGTCAAAGAATCAGCCCGAAGACCGCCTACCTGTAATCGCTTCGGTAGAACCATGCGGAGGGTATTTTGGTCGGGTTGTCCCTCATTTCCCAATCGTTACAAGGCAGAGCCTACAGGAATCTTCACAGGTATGCAAGCTAAACTTTCACATCTTTTTTCAGTTGATATTTGGGGGGTTCAGATTTACCTTGGCAATATGAAATATAAAGACGCCAAAACCCTATATGATGAGATCAAATCAGCGGATAACAAAGAGCTTTACGCTATATGCACAGAGACAATCAACACTATACGCAAACAAGAAAAACAAATCGAAAAAAACAAGGATAAATCGAATGTTTTAACCACCGCCATTGATTTTAACGATCAATCCCTTACACGTACGCACACGTTGCAAAATTTATACCAAATGATGCTTGACGGGAACGCTACAGCGGGGAAATACTTTGCCGAGTATACAAATATCAAGCAAGATAATGACAATCTTCGCATAGAGATAGTACGCTTTAAAGATATTAAAGACTATGATGATCTTGATGATGGTGAGATGTCACCGCAAAACATAAACTCTTGCGAAGAAATCAAAGGGCAGGTACAACTTTAAGGGGGCAGGTCGGGGTTTGCGATTTTTAAAATTTTGCGATATAGACCCCTCTAAACAAAATGAAAAATTTTAATATACCAGATGTGAAACTTGAAGACCTGTCTTACTGTCAATGTGTAGACTGTGATAATTACTTTTATGTAGTAGAGTTACCTATGTCTATAAATGACCCTAAATTTTGTCCATACTGCGGGATTGACTTTACTTATTGCTTGGGGGAAGAAGATGACAGTTAAGACCTGCCAAGATTGTTGTTGTATTGACACGAAGGATAATCCGATACTAGAAGTGTTGGATGCAGAGGGTAATGTTGAAGAATACATATGTATGATGTGTTATGCGGAGGAGATAGATGAGCGGAGGTAATGTACCACACAGATACACACAGGAAGCCCAAGATGAGCGTGATTGGAAGAAGGGTAAGACGAGGGCAGGGGATAACTACAACTCTGCTAGGTATGACAAGAAGGCATACGAGAACAACTATGACGAGATAGACTGGAGTGCTAAGGGCACAGGGAGCAAAAAAGCTAAGTGAAGATACGCATACCAACGATATGCCCTCGTGAATATCAGTTTAACGTATGGAACGCTGTAGAGAGCGGTGCGAAGAATGTTGTGATCTCTTGGGCGAGGCGGCACGGTAAGGATGTCACTACGGCTTCCATATTGAGCTGTAAGGCGTTAGAACGGGTTGGTTCTTACTACTACCTGTTTCCTACCCGTAAGTGGGCTGAGAGGGCGTTGTGGAATAACATTGTCACTATTGGCAAGAAGAGTGGCAACCTGCTAGATATTATTTTTCCCCCTGAGATTGTAGATTATAAGAACAATACGGATATGAAGATTGGGCTTATCAACGGTTCGGTGATTAACTTCAGCGGTACTGACAACCTTGATTTTGTGGGGCAGGGGGGTTATGGGTACGCCTTGTCTGAGTTTTCACTTCACAAAGAAGAGGTCACGGGGTTTTTGTCTCCGATTTTAGATGAAGGTAATGCGTTCTTTATAGCCAACGGTACGATGCGTGGTAGAAAAAATCTTCTGTACCAGATGTACGAGGCTAACAAAGATGACCCTAACTGGTTTACCGAGTGGCTGACACCACAAGATACAAAGCGGTACTGTTGGGTGGGCGATGAGATGAACCTCAACCCAGAGCTTCTTGGTAAGATTGACCCGCTTACTGGCAATGAGTATCTAAACATTCAGAACCGTGTGGATTCTAAGATGATTAGTTATTCGCTTGCTAGGCAGGAGTATCTGAACGAGGCGGTTGCCGATGTGGCAAACTCTGTGTATGGCTACGAGATGACTAAGCTAGAAAACAAAGGAATGATTACGCCTTTGATACATAACAAAAACGATGTGGTATATACGTTTTGGGATTTAGGTGTGGATGACCCGACAGCGATAGTGTTTGGTACGGTCGATAGTAGAACGGATAGAGTGCAGATTATTGATTACTATGAAAACACGGGGTATGATATAAAGCATTACATAGACGTAATACACCAAAAGGGATATAACTATGGCGGGCATTATATGCCACACGACTCTAAGAAACGGGCAAACAATACAGGCACTAACATTATTGATTTTTGTCGTACAGAGTATGGGTTCGAGGTGCGTCCGATTCCTAAGACTAACTCTGTGCGTGATGATATTGAGATTATTCGTAGGTTTTTGCCAACCGTATGGATTAACTCAAAACTAGATAAGTTAGTTGAGTGTTTGATAAACTATCAATGGAATCCAGTTACAGGCAGAGTTTTGCATAATGAATACTCTCATGGAGCAGATGCTGTGCGTATGATGGGTATGTGCCTTCACAATCGTATGATAGATCAGTATCTTAATATTGATAGAACTAATGTAACACCACAATACTTGGATGGGGATGGGTATTTAGTATGACACCGTATGAAAGAGCAAAGGAATTATACAAAGACAAAGAAAATGAATTCTTTGAAATAATTGAACATTGTGGCAAGGTAGGCTGCATTCATTCTGACGAGGATTGTTTTGTATGTGCTTATCAAACTTATTCAGAATCTATAAAAAATAAAACACAAAAAAGACTTGACAAGCTAGACACTTGGTATATATACATTCTCGCAGGTGACCCGAAAAAGGCGTTTCATTACACGATGAAAGATATGAAATACGTTGCCTATGAAAGATTTGACGGTAAGGTAAGACTAATTAAAAAAGAAAAAATAGAAAATTTACTATGGCGTACATCTCTGCGAGGTAGAGAGTTTAGTGATCACCGCCATAGATTTGAAGTTGGAGTTTAGTAATGGGAAGCACAAAATCGCCTACATACACACCGCCACCTGCACCTATGATTACTCGTATGCCTATAGAGGCTGATTTCGAAAAAGACGCAATGAAGGCGAGAAAAAAGAATCAAAAAGCAAAAAGACCTAAACAACCATTAGAATACACAGATGTAGTGGGTCAGGGCAAAACTTTAGCAGATGTACGGGGTTCTGGAAAAGGAACAACCGTTTTTAGTATGGGTAATTATCAATAAGGACTTATTATGGGTAGATCATCAGCACCAGAACCTGCACCACCTCCACCGCCACCTTCTCCTACACCAACTCGTGTAGATACAGCGGGTCAGCAAAGAATGGCTCAAAAAACACAAGCGGCTAGACAGGGTAGAGCATCTACTATTCTTACCAAGCGTAAAACAAAAGCTAAAAAACTTGGTGAAAATACAAAAGGTACAACAAACATATTGGGTCAATAATGGATGGCAAGGCATTAGTTAAAAAATTTGATTCAATGAACTCATATGCCATTGGTAATTGGAAAAACCTTTGGCAAGAATGTGCTGATTGGGCTATGCCTACAAACGATAACATTAATCGTGTTCGTTATGAAGGTATGGAAAAGTCACCACAGCGTATGATTGATACCTGTATTGAAGCTAACTATAACTTTGCCGCAGGGTTTTATTCTCATATGTTCCCACCAAACAGCGTGTGGGCTAAATACCGTCACCCTAATCCAATGCTCATGGCTGATGAATCTGTTGCTTATTACTTTGAACAGGTCAGCCGTATTGTGCATCAGTTGCTTATTGGCTCTAACTTTGCACAAGAAGAGTTTCAATCGTTATTGTGCATGGGAGCGTTTGGCACTAACTGCCTAACACTAGAAGAAGACGAGAAAGATATTATTCGTTTTCGCAACCACATCATTGATAATGTGCGTATTGAAGAAAACAACTTAGGTGCGGTAGATACTATTGCTCGTGAGTTTAAACTAACACCACGACAAGCGATTCAGCAGTATGGTGTAGAAGCATTAAAAGCGGCAGGTCTTGAGCAGATAGAACAAGAAGCCCAAGATTATAAGCATAAAAAATATACGTTCATTCAGTTTATTATGCCTCGTGCATCGTATGACAAGTCCTCTAAAAAATCTATTAACAAACCATTTGCTTCTTATCACATAAATCGTGAGCGTGGTACTGTGGTTCAAGAGGGTGGATTTGACTACAACCCATACAAAGTAGCAAGATTTACTAAAGGAAATGACGAAGTATATGGTCGTTCGCCTATGAGCATGGTGCTTGGTACAGCTAGACGCACAAATGTTATCTATCGTTCTATGGTGCTTGCCGCAGAGCAGAGAGCTAACAGCCAATGGCTTGTACCAGATGATGACAGCGTAACAAACATCAGCAATCGTGCAGGTGCAATAATTAAATGGAGAGCAACTAACCCTAACGGTAAACCAGAGCGTTTGCCACCTTGTGGGGATTCTGGTTTGGCTTTTGAAATGTACCAAGTGCATGAAAAGCAAATCAAACAAATGTTCTTCAATCACTTGTTCCGTCCGCTAGAAGATTATCGTAACATGACAGCTACTGAAGTAAATGAGCGTATGACTACAGATATGATGACGCTTGCACCGTTTGTCAGTCGTTACCTTAACGAACACGTTAATCCTATGATGGAACACCTTTTCTATATTGCACAGAAAAAGAACTTACTGCCAGAAATACCTTCGGCTCTACAGGAAGACCCAAGCTATGAGATTGACTATGTTGGTCGGTTGTCTATGGCAACGAAGTCTTTTGAGACTATGGGTGCAATCAACACATTGCGTGTGTTTGGTGAGCTATCTCAGATGGATCCAAATATGCAGGCATCATTGCAGAATGTTCAACCAGATAAACTCTTCCGTGAGATATGGTATGCAAACAGCTCTAGTATGAATGCATTAAAAGACCCAAGCGAGTTAGAAGCTGAACGGGCGGCACAAATGGAAATGATGCAACAACAGCAAATGATTAATGCCGCACCTAAAATGGCAGATGCCGCACAAAAGGTAAGTGGTGCTGTTGACCCAAGTAGTATTGTAAATCAAATTGAACAGGGAGATATTGATCTTGGACAATGATGAATTAAATATACTTGTGGGTTCATACCGCAGAGTATTTTCTACAGAAGAAGGCGATACTGTATTGAAAGATATAAGAAACTTTTGTTCTGTAGATGAACAAGTAGGGAGTCAGTTGACTCATGCAGAGTGTGCGTATCGTAATGGTATGCAAGATTTATTTAGATATATAGAAGCTATGACAAGCGAGGACAGATAAATGCGTAAATCAATATATAAACGAAAAAAAAGTAATGATAAAAAACCAACTGAAGCTGTAAAAAAAGCAAACTCTCGTGGAAATTATCAAGGTGGTAAGCCTGAATCAACTATTTCCGAAACTGTAAAAAAACTTGACGGTGATAAAGTACCAAGTAAGAATAAGCGTGGTGAAGCCGCAAATAAAGAGGCTACTAGGCTTAAAAAACAAGAAGCAGAAGTACGATCTACTATGAAGAAAACAGCTCGTGGTCTTCGTCCTACTGAAGCTACTCGTAAACTTCGTGCAAAGATAGCTAAAGAAAAAGAACAGCAAAAAGGTACTACTAAGAAAAAAACAAATCGTGTTCCTACATCTAAAGCACCAACTAAAAAAGTAAACGCAGGTACTAAAATTAAAACACCTTCAAGTGAAACTGCTAAAGCGGCTGTAGGCAAAAAGAAAGCAACCGAAGCTGTAGCAGAAGTTGTTAAGAAACAAAAAGAAAAACGAGTATCACCTACTGAAAAAGTTTACACAGACAAAGAAGGTAAAAAGTACAAGAAGGTACGAACTGGTTTATCTAAAGTTCGTGGTGGTGGAATAAAGTATAAACGGAAATATATGTAATGCCTAGAACTGCACTTAATCGTAAGAAGGGTGTTTCTATGCGTAAAGTGCATAAGAACCCTACTGGTGGTTTATCTGCAAAGGGTCGCAAGTATTACAATGCTAAAACTGGTAGCAACTTAAAAGCACCCGTAACAGGTAAAGCAAAACGTGGAAGTAAAGACGCTAAGAGGCGAGCATCTTTTTGTGCAAGAATGAGCGGCATGAAGGGTGCTATGAAAGACAGTAAGGGAAGACCTACACGAAAAGCACTTGCTTTACGAAAATGGAAATGTAGATAATTGAACAAAAAGGAGAAGTAATATGAGTGAAGAAGTTCACGAAGAAATACAAGAAGAAGTAGTAGATACTGGTGTTGAACATAGCGAGCAAGAATATATTGATATGCTCTCTGATGAAGGCACTTTTACAGAAGAATGGCGTAACTCTTTGCCAGATGATTTAGGCAAACATTCTATTTGGTCAAAGTACACTACACCAGAAGACCTAGCTAAAGGTGCTATTCATGCACAAGGGTTTACTGGTAAAAAGTTACAAGAACTAATGGAGTCTGATGACCCTTCAATCATTGAACAACGTAAAGAAATATTTAATGTTCCAGATTCGTCTGAAGATTATAACATTGAGTTTCCAGAAGCACCAGAAGGTTTTGAGGTAGACGATG